CTGGAAACCTATAGTTAGGTCCCTTTGGAATAACCAAGTAGCGTTTCTAGACGAAGACCTATGGACTTCGAGTTGATTACTCGAGTGAACGTAGGCATTTGCCTTAAACAAAACATATGAAAAGTATAAAATTTATTACAAATTTTAGACTTAAATACGTTTTGAGAGACTCTATACTACCAGTGGAGAAACGTAGTTTCTCCAGACTTATCTCTTTCTTACCTAAGATTATTTATCTTAGCTTTGATCGAGTAGGTCGTATCCGGGATAGACTTGTCATTGCAAACAATTTTATTCAATTTTTAATTAAAATGAATAAAAATCATGGGGCAACTTTCACTGTTAAGTGATTAAAAAGTTGCACTGTGTGTTTGCAAAAGTGACTAGGTAATGATAAAGTTAGATCTCTTCGTGAGATCGAACCTAATTTACCTCTTCCTAGAGTTATTAATGGTTGTCCCGCTATTATTAATAGTGGTGACAGACGTTTAATGCGTCTAGGAAACATCAATATCATAAGATTCTGACATTCGTTGTTTTCTCTCTACCGGGTTTTACAAATTCCCGGAAAGATGAAAATATCAACGATTACTGACCCTTTTTCCGGATCAGAGAAATTTTTAAATGATGTTATTTCATTGAGTCTAAAGACTCCATGACCTAAACATCTATTAAAAATTTCATCAGAACACAATCTTGCACCTACCTCCTTCCACTTCAGTGGTAAAGCTTCTCCTAGTAATGTTAATTCATCACAGGGTTTGCTTAGTGACATATATTTATTATTGTCACACCCTGAAGGGGACATAGTCTGATATAATCTTTTAGATTATCTTAAGACTATTGGTGAGGTATGGAATACCAAAATGTTTCTTTCTCGTCTTGATGACGCTAAAGATATCATTCTTAGACTTCCTGAGGGTTCTTTACCCTTTAAGAAGTCTATGGTAACTCCATTTGGGCAATTTGCTATCAAAAAGGAAGCTGCTGGAAAAATCAGAGTTTTTGCTCTGGTAGACTCTATAACTCAAAGTGTGATGAAACCATTACACTTAGGGTTGTTTAAAGTCTTAAAGCAACTTCCTAATGATGGTACTTTTGATCAAGATGCGTCTGTAACAAGATGCTCTATTAAGGCTCAGGAGGCAGGAAAAGCATATAGCTTTGACCTGTCTGCTGCTACTGATCGTCT